ATGCGGGATACTCGTTCAACAAGTCTCATGCGGTTGCTTACTCTACGCTCTCGTATTGGACGGCGTGGCTAAAGTATCACTATCCTCTAGAGTTTATGTTTGCTCTATTAAAGAACGAGAAAGACAAAGATACCAGAACTGAATATCTAATTGAGGCAAAAAGAATGGGAATAACAGTTAAGTTGCCCCATATTAATGACTCAGATAAAGATTTTAAAATTGAGGGTAAAGGAATAAGATTTGGTTTATCAGCCATTAAGTTTATCTCTGATACTATTGCAGATAGATATATACAGGCTAGACCTTTTAAAACATTTAAAGAAGTAGAAGATTTTACTTTTACAAAGGGTAACGGAGTAAACACTCGTGCATTAAATGCTATGAGATCTGTAGGAGCATTGACTTTTCCAGATCATCCTGCCAATCCAGATGAAGTAAAAGAAAACCTCTATGAGTATCTAAACCTTCCTGAGTTTAATACATCTATTCCACAACACTACTATGCATATCTAAATGATGTAGAAGAGTATGAGGAAAAGGGAGCCTTCATTTTAATGGGTATGGTAAAATCAATTAAGAGAAGCAAAGGTTGGTCAAGGGTAGAGTTGTTAGATAAAACAGGATCTGTTGGTATTTTTGATGATGAAAATACAACGATTGAGGCTGGCCGTACATACATTGTATTAGTTAACGATAATAGAATTGTTTCAGCGGTCCCAGCAGACGAAGTAAAAGAATCAAAGGATGCTTTAGTTAAATTCTTGAATTATAAGATGCTTCCATTTAAAGAAGGTGAGCACTTTGTAGTTTCATTTAAGCCAAGAATTACAAAGACTGGGAAGAAGATGGCATCTCTTACCTTGGCAGATTCTGGTAGAGAACTACATGCAATTACCGTATTCCCAACTTCATTTGCAAAGGCATACATGAGTATTGAAGCAGGAAATGTTTATAACTTTAAGTTTGGTAAAACAAAAGATGGAACAGTGATTATGGAGGATGTATCAAATGTTTGATCAGTTAGCAGATGAATTACATAAAGACGCAATTAATAAAGGCTTTTGGCCATCAGAAGAAGAAGTCGATGATATATTTATTGCTAAGCAATGTATGATGATTGTTTCAGAAGTAACTGAAGTTATGGAAGCAATTCGTAAAGATAAGGGTGAGGAAGAAATCACAAAAGAGTTTGCTGATATTCTTATTCGCACACTTGATCTTTATGCTGGAGTGGTAAACGCAGGGTACACAAAACTTTCATTAGACCACGCCCTCATAGAAAAGGTAGAGTTTAATAAAACTCGTCCAGAAAAGCATGGGGTAAGATTCTAATGGCAGTAACAATAGAAGATGTGCTGGCACAACTAAATCCAAAATTACGAAAGACAGTAATGGCTGGAGACACAATTCCAGCAACACAGTATGCCCAAACTCCTAGTTTTGGTCTCAACCGTGCATTAAACGGTGGGCTACCATATGGTCGTCAAGTGCTTATATGGGGCTCTAAGTCTTCTGCAAAGTCTTCTCTATGCCTTCAGATGATTGGCTTAGCACAAAAAGAAGGAAAGATCTGTGCATGGATTGATGCTGAGATGTCATACGATAAATCATGGGCTGAAAAACTCGGGGTAGATACATCAAAACTAATTGTTTCACAATGTAGAACAATTAATGAGATGGTAGATATTGGTACTAGTCTTATGAATGCTGGTGTAGATATGGTAGTTGTTGACAGTATTACATCATTACTACCAGCAATTTATTTTGAAAAGGATTCAGATGAACTTAAGCAACTTGAAAATACTAAGCAAATTGGTGCTGAGTCTCGTGACTTTAGCAACGCTTGGAAGATGATTAATTATGCAAATAACAAGGTTAAGCCTACACTATTTGTCCTTATTAGTCAAAGTCGTAACAATATTAGCGCTATGTATACTAGCCAGCAGCCTACTGGTGGTCAGGCTACTAAGTTTTATTCCTCTACGGTTATTAAGTTATTTTCTTCAGAATCAGACAATCAAGCAATTAAGGGGAAGATTAATGTTGGTGACAAACTTATTGAAGAAAAGATTGGTCGCAAAGTTCGCTGGGAATTACAGTTCTCTAAAACATCTCCTGGTTTTCAAAATGGTGAGTATGACTTTTATTTTAGAGGCGATAACCTTGGCATTGATGCTATTGGTGATCTTGTTGATACCGCAGAACTAGCGGGGTTAGTGACAAGAACTGGTGCTTGGTATCAACTTGAAGATGGAACCAAGGTTCAAGGCAGAGAAGGGTTTATCAATAGAGTCAGAGAAGATCTTGATCTACAAGATTCTTTGAAGAAGAAACTTTCAAATGGCTGAAGAAAAGTTTTTACCTGTTCCAGGAAAGTTTATTTGTCAAAAATGTAAGCAAGATGTAACTGCAGCAAGATTTTGGTATGAAACTGGAGACGTTACATGGATGTGCCAGAATAAACATATATCAAGAGTAGAACTTGTTGCTAAGAAAAAGAAGAAGAAAGATTTTGGAGATGAGTGAAAGAGGAGAAAGCAAAAGACTTGGCGCTAAACAGCACAAGAATTCTGGCAGAAACACTCATAAAGGTGATGCTACTTGGAGAAACTTTACAGTTGACTTTAAGGAATATCCAAAAGGAATTACAGTAAACAAAGATATTTGGGCTAAAGCAGTTACAGATGCTATTAGAAATGGCAACGATCCAGCAATATTTATTGTTCTTGGCGAGGGCAATTCTAAGGTAAGGCTGGCAGTAATTGAGGTAGAAATGCTAGAGCAATTAACAGAAGGGTATGAAGATGACACAGCAAAATGAATCAGGACAAACAACCATTGATATGGTTAATGGGTTGGCAGAAATTGCAGATTATATGCAAGATGAAGAGTTGACCGTTGCGCTAACAATGATTGCCAAACTCATCATTAAGCCAGACATCCCGCCACATGTGGCAAGTTTAGAAATAGTAAGGCTGCAGGCAATTGCAGCAAAAATGTCATTCAAGGCCACTTGGTTAACGAATGTAGACAAAAGTGATAGAGCAAAGAAGAATATTTACTATACTGCAGCAGAAGCAATTAACGATTTGGTCTCAGCGCTTAAGTACATAATGCGTTAACTGATATAATAGATGAAACAAGGGAAAATACTAATGACGAAGAACTTACTAAAAGAGATTATGCTTAAGCCTACCGAAGAGAATGATTCATTTGAGACAGAGAAATTTGTTGAGACTATTCAAAATGGGTACCTTGCAGATCGTGGTACAAAGTTTCAAACAAAGAAAACATTTGGTCCATCTACCATTGCATATGGTCATGGAGAATGTCCTAGATATTGGTACCTAGCATTTTCTGGTGCCAACTTTGAAGATAACAATACTCCATATGATGTAGCAAATATGACTAATGGAATTATTTCACATGAGCGTATTCTTGGAAAAGCATTTGCTGGCTCTGGAATTCTTATTGATACAGAGTTTGATTTAAGAGAATCAGATCCTCCTATTTATGGCAAGGTGGATGGTTTAGTCAAGTGGCAAGATGAAGAAGTAGTTGTTGAAGTAAAGACAACTAATGAAATGGTTTTTGAATATAGAAAAAGAACTAATAAGCCAAAGGCTGGTCACGTAATCCAGTTACTTATTTATATGAAGGTTCTAAAGAAAGCAAAAGGTGTTCTGGTTTATGAGAATAAAAATAACCATGAACTACTTGCTATACCAGTTGAAATTAATGAAAACTATATTAATTGGATAGATCAGGCATTTGAATGGATGAGAGTTGTTCGTAAGGCATGGGAAGAAAAACAACTGCCTATGAAAAACTATAGATCAAATGCAAAGATTTGCAAGAACTGCCCACTAAAGTCAGACTGCGATAAAGCAGAAGCGGGAGTTATTAAAATTGCATCTCTGGAGGAATTGAGTGAAACGATGTGATAGGTTTGAATGTGAAAACCACTTCAAACCAAAAGTAAGTTATCAGATTTATTGTAGCGAAGAGTGCAGAGATCTTGCTACAAAAGATAAGATTGCTGAAAGATATCAAATAACTAAAAGACAGAAGCGATTAGGCAAAATTAGAAAGTGTCTTGGTGGATGTGAAGTACAACTATCTATCTATAATGATTCAGGATTTTGTTCTAACTGTAATGTTAGTGAAAGAGCAGTTGCAAAAATGTTAAAAGAGGTAAAGGGGTTCTTTGATTATGAACAAGAATAAACCAAAAAGAATTTGTGCTATAGATGCAAGCACAAATAGTCTTGCCTTTGCTATTTACATTGATGATAAATTAGAGAGTGTTGGCAAGATTAACTTTGAGGGTAAAGACATATATGAAAAAGTAGGAGATGCTGCTATTAAGACTAGGGCATTCTTTAATAATTTTATTAATGTTGATGCTATTGTTATTGAGCATACCGTTTTTATGAATAGTCCTAAGACTGCTGCAGATCTTGCCCTTGTTCAAGGAGCACTGCTTGGTGCTGCTGCAATGTGCGGTATTCGGACGGTAGGCAAGGTATCTCCAATAACATGGCAGAACTACCTTGGTAATAAAAGACTATCTAAGGAAGAACAACAGCAAGTAAGGGTTGCAAACCCTGGAAAGTCTTTATCTTGGTATAAAACATATGAGCGTGATTTTAGAAAGAAAAGAACAACTAAACTGCTTGACATTGTTTATGATAAGAAAATAAAAGATTATGATGTGGCAGATGCTGCTGGTATTGGGCATTGGGCTATTCATAACTGGGATAAGGCGATAGGAGTTGACAAATAATACTATGGCTGGTAAACTATATACAAGTGAGATTTGGCTTCGCAAGAGATATCTTGTAGATAAAAAATCTCCAGAAGAAATTGCCAAAGAGTGTGGGGCAAGCGTAGAGACAGTCTATGTTTATCTTGCTAAATTTGAATTAAGAAAGTCAAGGAGATAATATGTCAATACTTAAGCATTTTGCAGACGTTGCTAAGGCAATAAGCAAAAGAATATTTTGTAAACACCCAGACTCATCAATTTCTTCTTGTCCTTTTACTGGAAAAACATACACAATATGTCTTAACTGTTTTAAAAGACTTGGCGAAGAGATAACAAAATGAGTGAAAATCTTCACATTACAGTTGATCAAGTAAATCATCCACGGCATTACACGTCAGATCCATCTGGAGTTGAGTGTATACAAATTACTCGTCATCGTAACTTTAATGTAGGAAATGCTTTTAAGTACCTCTGGAGAGCAGGACTTAAAGATGAAGCCAAAACAATTCAAGACTTGGAAAAGGCAATCTTTTATATCAAAGATGAAATTAATAGGCTAGAAGGAAAATATAATGTCAACTGAAGTAGATTTAATTAATCATCTTGATGAAATGAACAGGGTTGTTACTGAGTACTTAAAAGGTAGCGACCCAACTAAGATTGCTAAAGATCTATCAATAACAAGAGTAAGAGTAGTTGCACACCTTGACGAATGGAAAGAGTCTGCATCAAATAACTCTGCTATTCGTGCTCGTGCAAAGGATGCGTTGGCGGGAGCAGATGCACACTATAGCAAGTTAATCTCTAAGTCATATGAAGTTATTGATGAAGCATCTATGACTAATAATCTTGGTGCAAAAACTGCAGCAATTAAACTTGTAATGGATATTGAATCAAAGCGTATTGATATGCTACAAAAAGCAGGTCTGCTTGAAAATAAAGAGTTGGCTGAAGAAATTGTAGAAATAGAAAAACGACAAGAGATTCTTGTAGGTATTTTAAGAGACATCGCTTCATCACATCCAGAAGTACGTGACCTAATTATGCAAAGGCTATCTACCCTTGCAAAAGAAGGAGAAGTGATTACAGTTGTCCACAATGTTCAATGATTTCCTAGAAGTACTTAAGGAAAATAACTTTGACGAAATACCTGTAGATGCAAAAACATTTGTTGAGTCTACAGACTTTCTTGGTCAACCACCATTGTCGGTAATTCAATACGACATTGTTGAAGCAATGAGTCAAATATATAAAAAAGAAGATTTGCAAGACCTATTAGGAGACATAGATGGGGCAAAATACTATGACAAATACACCAAAAATGAAATTATCCTACAGTTGGGCAAAGGTAGTGGTAAAGACTTTGTTTCCACTGTTGCTTGTGCTTATGTTGTTTATAAGTTACTTTGCCTTAAAGATCCTGCCCGATATTTTGGAAAGCCAAGCGGAGACGCTATAGATATTATTAACGTTGCAGTAAATGCTCAACAGGCAAAGAATGTTTTTTTTAAAGGTTTTAAATCAAAGATTGAGAGATCACCTTGGTTTGCTGGAAAATATAACCCAAAGGCAGACTCTGTTGAGTTTGATAAGGCAATCACTGTTTACTCTGGTCACTCAGAGCGTGAATCACATGAGGGTTTGAACTTACTTATGGCAGTTCTTGATGAGATTTCTGGTTTTGCTTCTGAAGTAGGAACAGGAAATGATCAAGGTAAGACTGCTGAAAACATTTATAAAGCATTTAGTGGTACCGTAGACTCTCGTTTTCCAGACTTAGGAAAAGTAGTGTTGCTTTCGTTCCCACGCTACCAAGGTGACTTTATTTCAAAGCGGTATGACGATGTAATTATGGACAAAGATGTAATAGAACGTAGACATACCTACATAATTAATCCTGATTTACCACATGATGATTCAAGTAATCAATTAGAGATTGTATGGGAAGAAGATCAAATTATTTCCTATAAAATACCAAGAGTATATGCTCTTAAAAGACCTACATGGGAAGTAAATCCTACTAGAAGTATTGAAGATTTTAAGATGTCTTTCTTTAAGGATATGGGGGATGCAATGATGCGTTTCTTATGTACCCCGACTTATTCATCTGATGCTTTCTTTAAGCAAAAAGATAAGTTAGAAAGATGCATGACCTTAAGAAATCCTGTAGATAGTCATAGAAGATTTGATCCTGGATTTACTCCAGATCCAGATAAAACATATTATGTCCATGCTGACCTTGCACAAAAACATGACAAGTGTGCAGTTGCTATTGCTCATGTTGATAAGTGGGTTAATATTCAGGTTATTAAAGATTATGAACAGGTAGCGCCAATAGTAATTGTTGATGCCGTTGCTTGGTGGGAGCCAAAGGTAGAGGGGCCAGTCAATCTATCTGAGGTAAAACTATGGATACAAAACCTTCGAAGAGAAGGATTTAATATTGGAATGGTATCGTTCGATAGATGGCAGTCTTTTGATATTCAAAATGAATTAAAGGCTGTTGGAATAAGAACTGATACTGTTTCTGTTGCTAAAAGACACTATGAGGATTTAGCAATGATGATATATGAAGAAAGAGTTGCTATGCCAATGATTCCTTTATTGCTTGAAGAGATGAGCGAACTTAAGATTATGAGAAATAACAGAGTCGACCATCCACGCAAGAAATCTAAGGACTTGGCAGATGCCGTTTGTGGGGCGGTATTTGGAGCAATATCCCATACCAGTAAGGATTCCAACCTAGAAATTGACATCCATACCTGGTCTACTGCATCCCGACTTGCACAAAAGCAAAGGGATATGGTAGAATTAGAAACTAGGGAAATTCCTGAAGATATCAGAGATTTCCTAGATGAATACAAATTAATTTAATCAAACAAGGAGAAAAATGAATTCATTTAAGAAAATCGCTCTTGCCATGGTTGCAGCCATGACATTGGGCACAGTGGTAGCAACACCTGCAAGTGCTGCTGTAATGACAGTAGCAGTAACTCTTGGAGCAGCAAATACAGATAAGTCATCTGCTTCAGCAATTGCTACGCCTGCTGCATTACCAGTACCATCAGACAACAAGATTGATGTAACAGATGCACTTAAGTTTGTTGCTACAGTTGATACAGGAACAGCAGTTACTGTAACTACAACAAATGCAACAATCGTGTCTGCACTACACACAGATGCTGCACCTATAGGAGCAACGTCAGGATCATCATCTTTGACCGTTGCAACTGGCACAGGAACAACAGCAACATTTTATGTCTACACAAAGACAACAGCAATTGGCACAGTTGTAATTAACAACGGTGGAACAACTCTTACATATTATGTACAGGGAACTGCTGGACTAATCAATAATCTTGCAGTTTCTGCACCTACTTCAGGTGCTGCTGGAACAAAGCAAGATATTTTAGTTACAGCAACAGACGTATTTGGAAATAAGGTTTCTGGTAAGTCACTTACTGCAACAGTATTTGCTGCAACAGCAACACTTGATTCAGCAACAGCAACAACTGGTGCTACACTTTCAGATTTTGGAGTTGCAAAGTTTACAGCAACACTTCCAGCAACTGGAACACGTTCACTAGTTATGTTTGCTCCAACAACATCAACAGATGCAAACTCTGCAGATGTAGTTGGTCTAACTGCTCGCACACTTGCACCATTTGCAGAAATCACAGTTCGTGATCTAGTATCAGAACTTGCTGCTGAGAAGGCTGCTAAGGATGCAGCACTTGCTGCAAAGGCAATTTCAGATGCTGCAGTCGTAAAGGCTGCTGCAGATGCTGCTGCTGCTAAGGTTGCTTCAGATGCTGCTCTTGCAGCAGAGAAGGCTGCTTCTGCAACTGCACTGGCTGCTGAGAAGGCTGCTTCTGCTAAGGCACTTGCTGATGCAAAGACTGCTTCAGATGCAGTTGTCCTTGCTAAGGATGCAACTATCGCTAAGTTAACAGCAGACAATGCTGCTGCACTTAAGTCAATCAAAGATGCTTTCAATGCACTTGCAAAGAAGTGGAATGTAAAGAATCCAAAGGCTAAGGTTACTTTAGTCAAGTAATTAGTCCAACAACTGAGGGAGCCATTAATTTGGCTCCCTTTTTTGTTATATCATTATGTCTAACTGAATAATTTGATATAATAGGCAAGAGGAGAGTCCATCACTTGAATAAACTCTTGCGTATATCTACGGTTATTTTACTTGCTTTTGGATGGTTATTTATAGCACCAACAGAGGCTAACTCTGACGATCCATTAACAGTTGCAGCCCAAGAAATACAGGAACTTAATAACAGCATAAATAATCTTGGATATAAGGATGAATTCATATCTCTAATTGAAGAAGCAGAAGATAAATACGACCTTGCGGTATCTGCACAATCAGCCCAGACTCAAACCTCTGACCTATATGATGACTCCCTTGACGCAGAAATCACGGCACTTGAAGAAAAAGACTTAGCCCAATCAGCAGTAGATGGACAAACAGTAACAGTAGCCACTGCTTTAGACAATAAGAATGATGCCTACGATGCCCTTGGAGTAGCAAACATCAATCTGTCAAACGCTCAACAAGCATTAGACAGTGCTGGTTCTGCTGGTCTGGCATATGATGTTTATAGTTTAATTAGGGTTGATGGCCTTGCAGCCACAGATCAATTATTATGTAGTGGAACACTAAATGGAAACTATATGACTCGTCCAGTTTGTGGTAATAGATATGAAAATTTTATTGTTAAATTTACTGGTCGGATTACAGTTCCTTCATGGTTTACACAAACATATTTTGCAGGATATACAGATGATGGGTTTAGAATGTATGTCGATGGGCAACTTGCTGTTGACAACTGGGTAGAGCAAGGACCAACTTGGAGTGCTTATTCTCCAGTATATGATGTAACAAGTGATAAGGTTTTTGATGTAGAGATATGGTGGTATAACGGTGGAGGCCCAGGATCTTATCATCTTGGTTGGGCTATCCCTGGAGGATGGACTGGTGCAGGTTGTGACTATGCTGGCAACCCAAGAGTATGGGGACAAGACTTTAGTTGCAATCTTAATACATTTTCTCATGGATCTGGAGCAACCCAAGAACAAACAAACGCCTACAACAACGCACTTGCTGCAAAGAACTCAGCACAAGATGTATATAATGACAAACTAAATGTTTATAATCAAGCAGTTTCAACATTAAATGGTTACAATCAAACACTAACTAATAAAACAAATGAATATAACAACGCAGTTTTAAATGTTGCAACGGCATTGCAAAATAAAAATAATGCTATCAGCGCATACAATCAAGCAATCAGTAATGTTAATAGTGCCATTGATAACGCATGGCGTTACTATGATGAACAATCACAAAGAGAAATTCAATCTGCTATTGCACAGGCAGCAGCCAACGCTGCAGCCAATCAGCCTACCCCAGAACCAACACCAGAGGCTAGTCCAGATCCAGAACCTACCCCAGAGCCTTCTCCAGAACCAACACCAGAGGAGCCTCCTACACCAGAACCAAGCCCTGAACCTACAGCAGAAGAGCCTCCTACCCCAGAGCCTTCTCCAGAGCCTACAGTGGACCCTACAGAGGAGCCTACAGAGGAGCCTACACCTGAGCCTACCCCAGAGGAACCACCAACTCCTGAGCCTACCCCAGAAACAACTGAGGAGCCTGCCCCAGAACCATCTCCAGAACCTGGACCAGAACCAAAGCCAGAAGAGAATCCTTGGAATGAACCAGATGTAGAAATTACTGATGAAGTCTTAGCAGCACTTGTTCCTGAAAAAGGAACGGGAACAGAAGAAGATCTATCTAATGTTATTGCAAACCTTACAAGCAGTGATAACAAATTAGTTACTCTTTCCCCTGAACAAGTAACAGCAGTTAGCCAAACACTCAGGGCCCTGACTCAAGAAGCAAAGGCTGAGGTTGCACAAGACCTTGGTATTAAGCCTTCAGAAGTTGCACAAATTGCTGAGCAGATGAAGTCTAACCCAGCACTTGCTGAAGCATTTGTTGAGTTCTCAGATAGAGAGGCGGAGGCTGGAGAAACCCCAATGCCATTTACATTAGCAGATGCAGTAACAGAAGTACAAACAGAAGCATTCTTAGCAGACCCACTTGGAGCGGTATTTGAAGTGGATGTTACAGAACTACTATCTAATTTCTCTGAATTAGGTATGGATATGACAGATGATCAGAGAGAAAAAGCGCAGGAAGTAATTGTCCCAGTGGTCATTGCATCACAAATAGCGGCATCAGTAATAAGGAGGAACAAATGAAAATAATCAATAAAGCCATTAATCTAATAGGTAAAATCTTAAAAGGATTAATTAAATGGTTTAAAGATGCAGGAATGGAATTAATTGCACAAGCATTCACCCTCCTTGGCTTCTTTATCGCATGGCTAACTTTGACGGGATCAGCAAGAGACATTGTTGGTATTGCAGTACTTGCAGTAACAATAATCTGGCTAATCACAATTCCACTAAGAAAGGATAAATAAAATGGCAACTAAAAAAATAGTAGAACCCCCTAAAAATGAACACCCACAAAAAGCAATAACAAATATATTAATGAGAATTCTTGCGGTATTTGCAGCATCAGGATTATCGGTCTTGGGAGCGGGAGCCGTTGTAGGAATTGATACTATTCAGGCAGTTATGCTTGCAGGACTATTGGGTGTAGCAACAGTTATAGAAAGACTGGCTAGGGCTTTTTTGGACGATGGAAAACTTTCATTGTCAGAAATCAATGATGCGTTTAAATCAGTAGACAAAAAGGCTAATTAGTTATATTTAAACCTGCTTGACACCCCTCCTATGGCAATGGTATACTTAAATATATCTAGTCTGGGAGGGGTTTCTTGTGACCTGTATTGCTGTAGTTCGCCATGAAGATAAAGTTTATATGGCTGGAGATCGTGGAGCATCAGATGATGGAACCATTCTAGCACTTGAAGCACCAAAGGTTTGGAAGATAGGACCTTATCTTATTGGGTATGCAGGATCAATGGACGGAGAAAGAATCCGTTATAACTTTAAGCCAACACCTCCAAATATTAAAGACACAGATAAATTTATGCAAACCAAGTTTGTCAAAGAATTAAAAGAATTTTACAATGAGTTTTGGATTGATACATCAAAAGATGGCGATCTTGGATTAATAATTGCCGTTCGTGGAGAAATCTATGAACATAGTTCTGCAGACATGTCTTTATCTAAATACACACTACCATATCTTGCTATGGGTTCTGGCGCTGAATATGCATATGGAGTTCTATATGCAACAGATAAACAAAAAAATGCAAGAAATAGAGTTGTACAGGCAGTAAATGCTGCAATTAAATTTAATCCCTCTTGCATGGGGCCAGTTGACGTAGTAAGCCTTTAGTAGTATACTAAATATATGGAAGAATTTGACGACATATTAAAAAAGATTCAAGAAACTGAGTCAGACTTTAATGAGTTTGAGATTTGGTTTGAAAACGGTATTGAACGGGGATGGATAACAGAACCGTTCTGTAATACTCATGATGGTGATCCATATATGAGCGAAGAAGAAGAAGCAGAATGGGAAGCAGGGGGCGACCCATGTCAAGTAGTATTTAAAATAAAGGAGATATAAGTGAAAAAAGTAGTGGGGATTTTTACAGTT